TGTCGCTACTCGCGGGCGGGGGGGTAACCGTGGCTGCGGCCCTCGTGCTGCGGCGCATCTCGGCAAAGCTGGACGAGGCGGAGCAGGCGCAGGCGGGCCAAGCCAAGGGCGATCGGCGAGCTCTCCGTGGGCGGGACCGACTGACCAAGAGAGAAGAGAGGAAAGACATGAGCAATCTCACGCCCAAGCCCGGAGGCATGTGACCGGCTGCACGTGGATAGACGGGGACGGCATGTATGCCGTCTTCGACAGGATCGTGGGCAAGGATATCAGGGTCAACTGGATGCTCTTCATGGCTCCATGACCGCGGAAGGGAGGTGCCATTGCACCCATTTGCAGACTGGACGCTCGAGCAGCTGATAAGCCTCATCGCGTGCGTGACCGGCATCGTGATGATGCTCATGGCAGTGCGCAGAGACTCGGAGTCGGACCGCGACCGGCAGGCGGCGCACGCCGCCGAGCAGCAGGTCATCACCGACAAGCTGGACTCCATCGCCGACATGAGCAAGGAGACGCGCGACACGGTGCGCGAGATGTCGAAGCAGCTCTCGGAGCACTCGCGGGAGCTTGCGCGCATCGAGACGCGCATCGAGGACCACGACAGGAGGCTCGCCGCCATCGAGGGCAGGTGCGACCTGCACCGCACGGCGGGGACGGACTAGGGAAAGGACACATCATGCAGGACACCATCAGGGACTGGGCGAGGGCGGCAGCCGTCCGCGCCGTCAAGACCGCCGCGCAGGCCGCAATCGCGGCCATCGGGGCCACCACCACCATGGGGGGCGTGGACTGGCGCGTGGTCGGCTCCACGTCGCTCCTGGCGGCCATTCTATCGGTGCTCACGTCGCTCGCCGGCGTGCCGGAGGTCGGCGGAGGCGCGAGCGTGGGCCAGCTCGGGGGCGGTGCCGGTGGCACGGACTAGCGACGCCCCGCGCTGCCCGCTCTGCGGGGCGGGGATGCGGAGATAACGGGGTACGCATCGCAGCCGTCTACGTCGCAGTACACGCACCGCATGGGACTACTTCATCTCTATAGGAAGGGGCTAGCCATGTCCATGAACGGAATCGACATCAGCAACTGGCAGGCCGGTATGAGCCTCAGCGCCGTGAGCGGCAGCATCGGCTTCGTCATCGTTAAGGCCACCGAAGGCATCGGGTTCGTTGATAAGTCGTGCGACAAGTTCTATCAAGAGGCCAAGCGCCTCGGCAAGAAGCTCGGCTTCTATCACTTCGCACGTCAGAACGACCCGGTCGCGGAGGCCGACTTCTTCTATGAGAACACGAAGAACTACTTCGGTGAGGCGATTCCCATCCTCGACTGGGAGGTTGACAATGACATCGCGTGGGTGAACAAGTTCGTTGAGCGCATCCATGCCCTCACCGGCGTATGGCCTTGGGTCTACGCGAACCCCTGGCGATTCAACAAGGGAACCGTGAACAAGAACTGCGGCCGCTGGATTGCGGGCTACCCGAAGAACGGCATCACGGACATCAACTACGGGAAGAACAACGCCATCCCGTCCAACTACTCCGTGAACGGAACCATCTGCGCCTGGCAGTTCTCCAGTTCGGTGCGCCTCTCCGGCTACAACGGCAACCTCGACGGCGACATCTTCTATGGCGACGAGTCGGCGTGGGACAAGTACGCCGACCCCAAAGGAGCGGCTTCTAGGGCGTCACGCCCCCAGAGCCAGAAGCGGAAGAAGAGCCGGAGCCGCCGCCGGACCGGCTCCACGCTCGACCTCGTGTACCACATCGTCACGAACAACATCAACGGCGATGCCCGTAGGGACTACTGCGGCAGCCGATACGACGAGGTGCAGGGCTTCATCAACGACACCCACGACGCCTCCGCTTCCACGCTCGCCGAGTGGATCAAGGCCGGGAAGTACGGAAACAACCCGGTGCGCAAGACCGTCATCGAGGCGTGCGGCGGCAAGTACCAGGAGGCGCAGGACATCATCAACGGCAAGGGCAAGGGTGGCGGCTCTGCTTCGTCCGGCACTCTCGATGTAGATGGCAGCATCGGCGTCGCATCCACTCGCCGTTGGCAGCAGGTCATGGGCACAATCATGGACGGTATCATCTCTGGCCAATATCGCGGCTCGAAGCGCCGCCACTCGGCTATCCATACCATCCGCTACGGTCGCGGCGGGTCGAATCTCATCCGCGCGGTGCAGCGCGTGTGCGGCATCACGCAGGACGGCCTGCTCGGCCCCGACACGATCAGGCACATCCAAGCGCGACTCGGCGTGGCACAGGACGGGTCCTTCGGCCCCATCACGGCAAGGGCGCTCCAGCGGCGTCTCAACTCGGGGCGCTTCTGACCACAACGTGCCCAATGCCCGAGGCAACGAACTAGCAATTATGGAGGACGTGAAAGCGCCCTCCATATTTTTGTGCATACTATTCACAACGATGAACGCTTGTGCTATTATGGATTCATAGGAGGGAAAGGCTCTCCAAGGCATGAAAGGCAGGAAGACATGGAGAACGGCAGGTACAGGACGGTAGACGAGATGGCGGACTATTTCGCGAGGCTTTCAGACGAGTTCGCGAACGATGCCTACCGTGCAGAGAAGGACGGAGACACAGCCTCCGAGATGTTCCTTCGCGGCAAGTCCGAGGCGTACGAGCTTGCGGCGTTCGAGGTTTCACACAACATGAGGAGCGAGTAATGACAGGAGAGGCAGGGTCGTCAATGGCTGAGAAGGAAAGGGAGCTTCGCGCGGTGCTGTCGCACGTGCAGAACGAGCTTCACGTACCGAAAGACCAGTACAACGCCTTCGGGAAGTATGCGTTCCGCAACCTTGAGAGCATCAACGCGGCGCTGAAGCCGCTGTGCGACAAGTACGACTGCGGGTACTTCCTGAGCGACGAGGTGGTGCTCATCGGGGAGCGTTTCTACACGAAGGCGACCGCGACGTTCTGGGCGAACGGGTGCGAGGGCGAGATTTCATCGACGGCGTACGCACGCGAGGAGGAAGAGAAGAAGGGAATGGACGAGGCGCAGATTTCCGGCCTTGCAAGCTCGTACGCACGCAAGTACGCGATGTGCGGCCTGTTCGCCATCGACTCCGGAGAGGAGGTTGACGGCATGGACAACCGAGGCTCTGTAAGCGATTCTAAGACGCGAACTCGCGGAGGAGTAACAACTACACCAAAGAAGGCTCAACCGGCCCGCAAAACGGCACCACAGAAGCCCACGCAGGCATCTGGTGATGACTTCCTCGTGAACCTGACGAAGTTCGCGGAGATGAAGGGGCGCTCGGTGGACGAGGTGATCGCGGCGCTCAACAAGACGCACGGCATGCAGGAACTCGGTGTGACCGAGGGAACGCTCGAATACAACGAGGCGCAGACCGTGCGGGCGTCTGAGATACTGGCAGGATGGATCGCGAAGAGCTAAGGAGAGCAGATGAACGGATTGAACAGCGTGACGCTCGGGGGGAACCTCACGAGAGACCCAGAGCTTCGCTACACGCAGGGCGGGACGGCGGTTCTGAGCATGTCCGTCGCCGTCAACGAGAGCCGCAAGGACGGGAACGGCGAGTGGACTGACTACCCGAACTACATCGACATGACGCTGTTCGGCAAGCGAGCAGAGTCGGTGAGCGACTACCTGTCGAAGGGAACGTACGTCGCGGTAACCGGGCGTCTGCACCAGAACCGGTGGGAGAAGGACGGTCAGAAGCGAAGCAAGGTCGAGGTGGTCGTGGACAACATCCACTTCCAGAGCAGCGGGCAGAAGACGCACGCAGAGCAGCCGAAAGACGCAGGCGTGTACGACGAGGACATCCCGTTCTAGAGAGGAGAAGACGGTCATGCAGTTCGAGCTTGACCCGGATGACATCGGAATGATGCCAGAGCTTGCGAAGGCTGTTGCGACGGTTGACTAGCGTGGAATGCGGGATGGCAACCCGCCTTTTTCTCGTAATTACTATTCACAACGATGAACGCTTGTGCTAAGATTAGATTAAGGGGAAACGGAATCCCCGGAAACGAGAAGCCCGAATGGGCGGAAAGGCAGGACAGGATGGAACGCAACGAGATGGTCATGGGAGTGCTTGAGGCTTACGACCGCATCGAGCGGCTTGAGGCCGAGAACGCGAAGCTGAAGGCAGGCATGGTGACGTCGGTCGCGACGAGCACCGAGAGCGACCCGTTCGGGGGCATCAACGCCCGAATCCTCCAAGTCGGACGCGAGAAGCTCGTGGAAGAATCGCTCGGCTATTGGAAGTACGTGAATGTCGAGCGCAAGAACGGGGTAGTCGTCGCCGAGAGTTTCGAGGACTGGCTCAAGCGCAGGGTCGAGAAGGTTCCGAGCTTCATGAGCTACGAGCAGTTCGTGCTCCTGTGCGAGGCAGAGCTTCGCTCGGTGTACGAGTCAGAGAAGAAGAAGGCCATCGACAGCCTCATGAAGTCCGAGCAGGACGATGAGGAGTAGGTTCATCGTCGTCGGCAAGGTTCACGGCAAGCCCCGCCCGAAGTTCAGGGTCGTGGCGGGGCACGCCCAGACGTACCAGCCTCCGGAGGGCAAGAGGTACGAGAGGCTCATAGCCGACGAGTACCGCAGGCAGTGCGGCGAGATGCACGACGGGCCGCTAATGGTCACGATTCAGACGTACAGAGAGCTTCCGAAGAGCACGCCGAAGCGAGTCCAGAGCGAGCCTGACACGCACAAGCCGGATGCTGACAACATCGCGAAGAGCGTCCTTGACGCACTGAACGGTGTCGCGTGGCACGATGACACGCAGGTCGTCTGCCTTGTGGTCAGAAAGAACCCGAGGACGAGGGTAGCAGAGTACATGACAGTGGAGATTGTGGAGGTAGACGAATGAAGCTTACCAACGAGATGGGTCTGCCGCAGCCGTTCGTTGACGCTGCGACGAGCGACCACGAGTACACGCCAAAGCGCTACAGCGTGACCGCCGTGCTGAAGGGTACGAGAGAGGCGATACTGCAACGCCGACATGACGGCGAGATAGAGCAGGACGTGTCGGACATGGTGTGGGTAATCTTCGGCAGCGCGGTGCATGGAATCCTCGAGAGGTCGCAGGAGACGGAGAGCCAGCTGAAGGAGAACTGGCTCAGCGTGGACATGGGTGACGGGTACGAGCTGTCCGGCATCTTCGACCTGTACGACGATTCGACGGGCACCGTGACC